AAGAAACAGCGAAGGCGCACCGCCAGGAATACTCATGAAACATTCAGCAGCGAAGTTACCGTGATGCGCGTGGCGCTCTCGCAATAATAAGCCAATACATCAACAGCACCACCAGCACCAGCAGTCAATGTTGGAGCGGTGCCGCCAGCAAACTTGTACTTACTGCCGGCATAAGCAAGCGTCCGGCTTCCCGTTCCATCCTGCGTCACCACGATCACTCCAGATTGCCCAGCAGTCACATTGCTTGGATCGCCTAATGTCCGATTGCCGCCAAGCGTTACAGAGAAGTTATTGCCAAGACTTAGGTCAACTGCAATCGTTGCGCCATCAGTCAAAGCAACAACCGCTCCACGCTGCGCTTTAGTGAAACTTTGAGCAACCGCAAGACCAGCAACTGTTGTCGTTGCATCAGGCAAAGTAACCGTTACATCAGCTGTTGGGTTACAGGTCAACGTCAGCTCATGATCGTCAGCAGACGTGCCTTCCATCACGATGTTTGCGTTGAACGTCGCAATACCCGCAAAGGTTGATGTGCTGTCGAACGTTGCAACGCCAGTGACATCTAACGTTCCAGGTACATCAACATTGCTGGTGAACTCAACGCCGCTGCCGCCTGAATCGGTCTGCAGCAATTGACGAGCAGTGCCGTTAGCAAGCTTGCTGACTGCAATCTCTGCAGACGCATTGATGTCTGCATTAACGATCGCGCCATCCGCAATCATTGCACTGGTAACACTGCCCGTGTCGCCAGTCGTTACAACCGTTCCAGTGACATTAGGCAGCGTGATTGTCCGATCTGCGTTTGGATCGGCAACCGTCAGCGTGGTCTCAAAATCGTTTGCTGTTGAGCCCTCAAAGACAAGCGTTCCAGACGTGTCAATCGTGACGTTGCCAGTAAATGTTGGACTCGCTGCACCAACCTTTTCTGAATCAAGCTCCTGGAGCGCTGCCTGCACATCAGTTGCAGCGATGTTGCCCGCAGGTGTGACCGAAATGTTACTGGCGGTCTGTCCAGCAATAGCGTTTGAAACGTCAACAAGGCTGAACGTCGAGCCCGTACCAAGTGACACCAACATGTCTGGTGGTGCCAATGACACGGAAGGAGCAGCACCCGATCCAGTGCCACTTACATCAATAACGACGTAGTAGTTGAGGTTGGTTACTGCTGGCGTTGGCAGTGCGCTGCCTGCTGTAAATCCAGCGGCGCTGCCTGCTGTTGTGACGCTACTAAGTAGGTTCGTGCTGGCGTTATAAATACCCGCAAGAATTAGGTTGCCACTGATAACAGTGATAGGAATAAACGAGTTGCCAGTGTGAACATATAGATCCTCATTCTTTTCATCAAAGAAGAACTGTCCCTTGAAGTCAGCGGTGGGGAAGGTAACCACATTGTCTGTTGCCCCCGCGCCACCAAACTTGGTAACCGAGCTGTCGGCTAGCTTTGCGCCGGTGATCGCGCTGTTCGCAACGCGAGCAGTCGGGAAGGTTCCCGTGGTGATTTTGGCCGTATCTAAATCTGGAACGTCTGAGGCAGCGATATTCGCGCCAGAACTTATGTGCCCCTGAGCATCAATCGTCACCTTGGTAAAGGTGCCCGCAGTGATCGTATTGGTGTGATTTAGCTGGCCGCCAGAAGCTACTGACAAGCCTGTGCCGGGAAACACTGCACCCCTTGTGGAAGACGCTGCCGCTGGCACATCAGTAGACGCAATGACTCGCCCGCCTGTTATCAGGCCATTCGCGTCATATTGCACCAAATGGTGCTCTGTAGTCTCGGCTGTCACCGTGTTGTTGACGCGCAGCTCATTGCCGCTCAACACCAAGCCGTTGCCATTAATCGTGACACCGCCTTTGGCGCTGCTCGTGGCAACAGGGATGTCAGCGCCAGCAATGGTCCTGTAACTAGCCGTACCACCAGAACCTGATGGCCCTGCTAAAAACTGCCCCGCACTTGTCGTGTCATCAAGTGATGGGGTGATCGTTACTGTGTCGCCAGTCGTGCTGATGACAAGGTTGACAATGCCGCTGGTGCTGCCAACAACCGTGTTGACCGACCCAGCACCTTTGACCGACTGCCACGCCGAACCGTCCCAGATATAGATCTTGTTGTCGTCGGTATCTAAAGCAATCTGCCCCGTAAACGCCCCAGACGTTGGCAGGCTGGTAACAAGGTCAACAGTCGATTCATTGGCAATCTTGGCAGCAGTGATTGCGTCATCAGCAATCTTGGCTGTTGCAACGCCACCGTCAGCCAGCGCCGTTCCAGCAACCTCACCTGAGCCAAACAGAATTTTTGCGCCAGGGATGCTGCCGCTTGCAATTAAATCAACGCCATTTTCAATTAATGCACCAACTGTCAGCTTTTTGGTTTCGCTGGCGCTGGTGTCTACAACGGCAACCAAATCTCCGGTAGCTAGAGCGGACCCAGTGAGCGCATTAAGCTCACTAATCTTTTTGTCGGCCATTGGCGGGACTCCTAGGTTACTCGGTGCCGTCTAGCTCAAGGTTAGCAGTGTCGTCTTGGTCGAGAACGACTTCATCCCCGCCCTCCGTGGTCACATTGTCGGCAGCTTCAAGGTCCATGCGGATTTGTATCTCGCCAGTTGTAATGAAGTCAGCAGTTATCTGAACCGTGTTATCTGGAGCGAACTGAACTGCAGCCGCTGTGATAATTCCGTTTGCTTCGTACCACAGCTCATCATTAGACCGAGCAGTAACGCCGCTTGGGTTATAGTCTTTTACTTTTATGTAAAAACGACCTTTAAAATTACTGCCAACTCGCGTTCTTAGCGCAAGTTCCATTATGTAGTTAGGAACCTCATTGCTTGTGTCTCCGGTGTACTCCCAAAACGCACTTATCCTTCCCGATCCAGAAATTAACGTGTTGACTTTAGTTCTGAACTCGTCTGACAACGTAGTTGTATCAACAGTTTCTCTCTCAGTATTAAGCTCAAAGTTGTTTACTTGAGCGACCAAGCGGTAGTCAGAGTTCTCAACTTTTACTTCAATAGGTATGTCGTTCCCAGGCGTGGCAAGTGATGTTGCGTTGCTTGAGCCGCCAGTCACTGCATTGGCAAAACTGTCGTAAAGCCTGATGCCGTCTAGCTCGTCAACGTAAATAAATTTCTTTACGCTTGAATCTGTGTAACTGTCAATAAAATCTAAGGCGCTATCATCTGTGCTTGTAATTTCAATCTGATCACCAGTCAAAAGCTGACCATGGTCAAAATCAAAGCTAAACCGTTTTGTAGTTGTATTTACATCGTCAGCCTTAATCGTCCCAGTCAGCACCCCGCCGTTGAATTCCCGCTCAAGCTCAACTTTGCCATAAGTGCCTAGATAAACCGTCATGATCCAATTGACGCAGTAGTAATCGCTCCAGTGCCTTGGAACGAAATCTCAGCCCGCGCAATGTCGCCAGTTGCAGCTCCTAAACTTGCGCTTGTAATATAAGCCGTCAGCTTAATATCGTTGTTGTCAGTTCCGTCAGCCCAGCGGAATGTCAGCTCAACTGTGTCACTACTGCTAACACCATCGCTGCCGGTTTTAATTAACTTGTTAAGCAGATCAGTTGTATTGATGTCATCATCGTCATCTTTATAATAAAGCAACGTTGCGTTGCCTGAATAGCCTGTCACGCCAGGGCTATAGCTTCTAACACCATCACCCAGAGTTGTGGTTTCCAGCGTCTCTAAATCGCTTTGCACAGAGAAGCTGACGACCTTGGCAAGGGTCACATCAGCAAGCTGCATTACGCCGTCTCTGCCGGTGTAGACCTTGGACATCAAAGAACCCCGATCAGACTCACTGTAACAGTGCTAATCCCAGGCCGCACCTGCGTTACCTGTGGTGGCGCTTCATATCGATAATTATTGCCGTGGTCTTGCGCTCCAATGGCGTCGGCGTTGCCTTCCCAGCCCCCTTTAGCGCTCGAATTCAGGTCAAAGGTGGTGAAGCTGCCTTTCATTTCGTCGTAATGGTCTAAAAACAACTCTGCGTTTGCATCGCTGATATTTGCGTATGTGAGCTGCAGCTTCATATTGGTGCGCTTGTCCCCATACAAAATGCGCGTTTCGCTTCCGCTTTGCGCCTTATAAACCTTTACGGGGTAGTCACCAGAATCAAAAGCGCGAGCGCTAGGCGTAAGAACAGGGAAAGCCATTAGTCGTCTACCGCTCCATCGAACTCAGTGTTGTCGCCAAGCCCAAGCGTGTCAATTGCAACTAGGCTTCGACCGCTTGAGTCTACTGCGTAGTTGCTGGCCTTAATGGTGACGATGCCATCCTCATCAAGGTCTAGTGCTTCAATCTGATAGATCTGCGAATCAGCGTTAGACCCGCCCTTCACAGAAAACACGCTGTCAAACAGATCTACAGCTTTGCCAGCTTTGATCTCTAGAACCCCTTCCAACACGTCTGTGCTTTGGCGGTTCCAATAGAAAACATCGTGTGTGCCGTTATCAAGAGTTGAAATAGACGTTACGTTCCCATCCTTATCCACGATGCCATTGTTCTCTGGGCGGTAAGGGCTCATCTCACTAGCAACACGAATGAACTTGCCCGCTTCAAGACTCACGCCCCAAGGCAGCGTCTTGAACAGAATCGTATGCGTTTGATAACGCCTTAGTGCAAGGAAATATCTTGCCACTTTTTGGGCGTGCTCTGTGCTGTGAATATGCGGAAAATCAAACTGCTCCAAAGGAAGCTCAGTGCTATTTGCCACGTCTGTATATCTAACAACTAATGTTTTTTGCTCAGGGAACTGATTGACTCTTGACGTTGTATAGGTGATCCCGCACTGAAACAACTTGCGCTCTTCAAGTTCAAGCCAATCAATCTCTAAGCTGTCCTCAATAATGTTCCCCTCAGAGAACATCGCAGAGATTGCGACCGGGTTTGTTGAATCAATTGTCCCATCAGAGTTAAATGGCAAGGCAGGTTCCAGTGACAGCTTGCCGTTTTTCATGCTGGTAAAGCACAAAACGCTAGGGGCCTGCACCGCAAGCCAAGATCTAAGATTTATTGATTCGTCTACCGTACCGTTCCAATATAGGTTGTTTGCGTCTAGATATTTTGCGGTGACAATTAACGATTCACGATCCACCAAAGCACTGTTAACTATCGACCCGGCACCAGTGTCTTTATTGGTGGCAAAGTACCAAAACAAATCGGTAAGCAGATTGCTTGGCGCTACGTCGTCATAAGACAGGCGCTCCACCTCAAGGCCATTTTTTAAGTAGCACCTGAGCTGGTCTAGTTGCGTAAAATTATCGCTTGACTTGAGCTTTAATCCTGCCATCGCACATCCGTCATAGTTGACCATATTGTCCTCCTCAAGCGTTTCATTTACGAATACGACTTCATGCTCTGGCCCGTCGTCGCAGCTTCTTGAAATTAAATCACCGTAGTGTGAAACCTCAGCGATACCGCTATATCTTTGGAAAACCCTAGTAGCCGTTCTTGGTTTATCAAATTCCTGATATTTTGTGCCAAAAGTAATTTCATAAACAAATCCAAACTGAACGCCATTTGTATTTCGAGCGTGCTTGACAAACGTATCTCCTTGATTCCAAGTCCCAACCACACTGGTGACTCTTGTGTCCTTGATGATCCACCACCTGTTGCGAACCGTGTGGTCATAATTAACTTCAACAGCCTCTAGGGTCAACTCCATAAAGACTTTGCGGGCGTCTCTTGAATACTCCCACGGAATTGTTATTGTCGTTCCAATAGCTATGTTGTCAAAGTACGGGTCTTGGCTAGCCGCGACTGACAAAATGTTGCTTAAAGTGTTTGGTCTAATTTCATCGCCTTGGTTGTAACTAGGCCCAGGCTCATTGGCTGTAACCCTTATAATCCGGGCACCAAGCTTGGTGGGATCTTGGACAAAGCTGCCAAATACTAGATTGACCTTTCCATCTTCGCCAGTAATTAACTCAGGCACGATTGCCATTTGCAAGTGCGTGAAGAAATCTCTTGGTTTTGCGAAGTAACCTCTGCCAGCTATTTTAAACTCGCCCAAATACGTTGTTGACTCCCAGGACTGCACAGGGACAGTCGCGCCGTTCAAAACAAATACTTCGCCCTCGCCCGCGCTTTGCTGTGCAGGAATTGCACTATTGAATGGCCTGAGGCGAAACTCAAGCTGGCTTACAGACGGATGAATTATTCGGATGAAAGAGTAAATGTCAACAGGCGAGTCGCCTACAACAGCAAATAAATATGGACCAATGTTCGTCCAACCTTTATTGCGAGTTTCGTTTTCGTCATAATTGCTGGGCCTTACATCAAGCGCAAAAAGTGACATCCGATGGGCAAAAGTGGTCATCTTGCCCTCTGTGACCTGAATATCGTCTTCGTTCAACTGGGCCATAATGCCCGGCGATTTTAACGTGTTGAAGTTAGTTATCGAGTTAAACTTTGCCCACAC